TCAAGGACTTAGCAGTCTCAATGAATGCTAACCCTTCTACTAAAGATTTTGGTGCTGTGAAGAATGAGAGAGCAATCTCTCAGTCAGTGCGAAATCTTTTATTGACTACCTTTGGTGAAAGACCCTTCCAACCTGAGATTGGGTCTAGAGTCAAAGGACTTTTATTTGAGCAGTGGGATGTCTTTGCTGCGGATGCTATCCGTACAGAGATTTTTAACGTTATGGAAAGACTTGAGCCTCGTATTGAAGTGACAGAGGTCAAAGTAGATGATGCATCAGATAGTAATGCTATTGAAATATCAATGGACTATGTAATCGTTGGACAAGAGTTAGTCCAAAATGTAGAATTCTTATTAGAGAAGACGTAACATGCCTGCTATACCGTCACAATTAACTTCTCTAGACTTCTTTGAGATAAAGGAATCAATCAGGTCTTACCTAAGGACTAGGAAAGAGTTTACTGATTATGATTTTGAAGGTAGTGCTGCCTCATATCTTATTGACATTCTAGCCTATAACACATATTACACTGCATTCAATGCTAACATGTCATTGAATGAGGCGTTTTTAGAATCTGCAACTGTTAGAGATAATGTTGTAAGAATTGCTAAACAACTAAACTATACACCTCGCTCAGTCAAAGCACCTAAAGCATGTGTCCATATTAAGGCACAGACTACAACAGGATTGAATGGAATTACATTTCCTGAGTTTTGTGTATTGCATAAAGGAGATGTATTTGTAGCAGACAACGCTCTAGACACATTTACCTTTACATTGACTAGAGATATTCAAGTGCCAGTAGATACAGGCACTGGTATAGCAGACTTCTCTAATGTCATCATCTATCAAGGTAACTTATTATCATATAATTACACAGTTGATTATACTAAGAATCAAGAATACATCATTCCTGCAGAAAATGTAGATACTGAGTTATTGACTATTGATATATCACCTAATGCTCAGTCAGAGGAGAAAGATACTTACAATCTAGCAGGAAACGTTACATCACTTGACGCAAACTCTCGTGTTTACTATCTTGAGGAAACAGATGACCAAAGATATAAGGCAATCTTTGGTGATGGAGTGATTGGGCGTCGTTTGATTGATGGTGAATACATCACTATGAATTATGTTACCACTTATGGTATAGAAGCTAACGGTGCTGACAGATTTGCTTTCATTGGGCAGATAACTGACTCTGATGGTCGTGTGATACCTCCACAGAGTATCAAGACAACAACTATGGAGAAGGCTCAGCAAGGTGAAGATGCTGAGACATCATTGAGCATTAAGTTTAGAGCACCTAGAGCATACTCTACACAAAACCGTGCTGTAACTGAGTCTGACTATGAGCACATCGTTACTGAAATATACCCACAGGCAGCGTCTGTAACCGCCTACGGTGGCGAGAAACTAGACCCTCCTGTATATGGTAAGGTTTATGTTGCAATTAGACCAAAAACAGGAAATAAACTAAATGCAGCAACAAAAGTAAAGATTGAAAAGGACTTAAGGAAATTTGCAGTTGCATCTATCCAACCTGAGGTGATTGACCCAACCAGTTTCTACATTATACCAAAAGTTTATGCGTATTATGATGGAAATGCTACTTCATTGAGCGGTAGTCAACTTGGTACTAAAATTTTACAGTCAATCGATGAGTATAACCGAAATGGACAAACTGACAGATTTAATAATCGTATTGAAGGGTCAAAATTCGGTGCAATGGTCGATAATTCTGATACAGCAATCTCTGGTAATGTTACACAGCTTGCATTGGGTCAGAATTTAGACAAATTTGCCTTCGGACAAGTATTCACACAGTGTCTTAACTTTGGAAACCCATTATATGACCCTAGTAGTTACTCAGGTGACTCAGATGGTGAAATGTGTAAACCTAATTTCTCTGTTGTTAAGTCTGGCACATTTTATGCTACAGATTACACCGAAGAATTGGTTAATTTGACAACTGGCACTGCATCTAACGCATCAACCTCCAGTGTAGTCTTCTCTACTAACGAATCAACACAAGTTTTAGTCCCTGTAAACATCAGAGACGATGGAATGGGCAATCTTATGTTGGTTACCACTAGAGATGAGACAGAAGTTATCTTAAACGCTTCTGTAGGGACTGTAGACTATCAAACTGGACAAGTTTGCGTAGGTCCTATCGCTATTCAGCAAACACCTGACGGTACAGAGCAACTTCCAATCTCTGTTATGCCAATGTCTCCAACTATTGAGATTCCCCCAGGTGTAGACCCAACTTTCTTTAACCCAACAGTCAATCCTATCGACTTTACGACTAATAATGTGCCGATTCCATCATTTGACCCTAATAACTTTAGCGGTTATAACTTAGGTGACACAAGTGGTCTAAATATCATTGACTACCCCTCTGATACCTTTACGTATCCTGTAGATACCTCTTGTTTCTAGGTGAAGAATGCAAACAAAGAATATTAACGTATCGGATAGAGTTGAAAATCAACTTCCTGAGTTTATCAGGCAGGAAGATAGACAACTTGTAAATTTTCTCTTTGAGTATTACAAATCTCAAGAGAAAACAGGACGTCCTTATGACATTCTGAATAATCTGCTAAATTACCTCAATCTTGACAGTTATACGTCAAAAACGTTGTCAAGCTCTACATTATTGCTTGGTGATATTAGCACGATTGACACAAAGATAGAAATTGAGAGTATTGATGGATTTGTCGAGAATAATGGCTCGATAATGATTGATAATGAGGTTATCTACTACGAGTCTGTGACTCGAGGACCTGATGCCATCATTACCCCAGGTGTATCGTTTCCACAATTCAATAAAAAGAAGCAACAACTAGAAAATCCATTTACTTCGTTTGATGGAGTCCAAACTCAGTTTCCTTTATCATTTTTAGGCACTCCTGTAGCACCTCCTAGTGCAGAGCACCTCATAGTCATCACATATAACGATATGTTGACAGCTGGGGTTGATTATACTGTAGATGGCACAAATATAATTTTTACAAATCCACCTAGAGCAAGAAGTGGTGCTGATGACTCTGAATTTACTCAAATTACATATTTGGTCGGATATGCAGACCAAAATATAATTACTGTTGATGATATTCCTTTTACAGAGTGGCAGGGCACAAAAAATTACCCATTACGAGTAAATACTGCTCCTTATAACCCAACATCTGATATTGGTCTAATAATTAACAAGAATGGTAGGTTACAAGAGCCATATACCGATTATACTGTTTTTGATACGACTGTAATCTTCAACAACCCGATTGGTGCTGCAGATGAGATTGATATTAGGTCTGTTGAGTATATTGCTCCTTCATATGGTAGTGGTGCAACAGCAGTTGTTGCTGTAAACGCAAATGGCGAAGTTTCTAGGATTATTCCTAAAACAGGTGGCACAAAATATCGTTTAGACTTTAATCCTAAGGTAACTATCACTTCTAACGAAGGAAGTGGTGCAACTGTTAGGTCTTTGATTGGTGGTATCAAAAATATCAACCTAATTGACGGTGGACAAGGATATTCTTCATATAACCCTCCTATTCCTGTTGTAGCGACTCCTACAGACCCTAATGGCACTCCTGCAAAGGTTTCATTGACTGTAGATGATGAAACAGGTCAAGTTGACAGTATTACTATAGATGACAGTGGAAGTGGGTATGGTTTTATCCCATCTATCACATTTAAGAATCCATCAGGTGCTACAATCAGTCCTTGCACAATCGATAGCGAAGGTAGAGTAAATGTAGACAGTATTACAGTATTAACAATGGGTAGTGGTTATTCTAACCCTCCTACTGTTTATATCGACCCTGCTCCTGCTGATGGTATCAATGCACAGGCACAAGCAAGAATAAACCAAGATGGTCAAGTATATGAGATACAAATAACCAACAGAGGTAGAGGATATGTAACTGTACCTAGAGTTGCTATTATAGACCCTGTTGGTGCACAGGTACTTGATGTTACTGTTGCATCTGGGTCAGTTACTAACATTGAGATGTTAACAGGTGGTAGTGGTTACAATGATGCACCATCTGTGTATATTGTTGACGATAGAAAAGATGGATTTGGCGAACCTATTGGTGGTACTGGTGCAACTGCTGCAGCAACTATATTCAACGGTGAAATTACTGATATTAACATTACTAACTTTGGTAGTGGATATTCTACAGAGTTTCCTCCTAGAATCTTCATCGCTGCACCTAAAGCAGCAAGAGCATCTCTAGATGTTGGATTTGATGAAGTTACTGGATATGACGTAATAGAGCCTGGTAGTGGGTATTCACCTTCTGCCTTTTTAAACTGCTCTAGAGGCGTTTCTGGTGCTGTTACATACGACAATTATCATAACGAAGTATATGCTAGAGAAGAGCAGTTAAGACAGTCTAATCACCCTGCAGGAGCATCGGTTATTAATTTAGATAGTCTTTTCATAAGAGAAGTATTTGATAAGTTTAGAAGACAATATTTGCCTACTTTAGACATTGATTTTTCTAAAGTAAACCCAGTACAAGTCATTAAGAATATTGGTGACTTCTATGTTTCAAAAGGTACAGAATTAGCAACTCAATATCTGTTTAAAATTCTTTTTGGTGAGAATGTATCACTATTCTATCCAAGAGATGAAATTATCTCACCATCCCACGCTACATGGGTTGTAGACACCGTTTTACGTGCTGAGTTGATATCTGGTGACCCTGCTAACCTAATTGACTCTCAAGTAGTCCAATATGCAGATGATGTTGACTTAAACATCAAACAAGCGAATGCATTGATTGAAAACGTCATTACTATTATTGAAGGTACTGATACAATCTACGAATTAGCAATATCTGAAGAAACCTTAGCTGGTCAATTTAAAATACCTTATAAAACGACTCTAGTTGAGCCTTTATCTACAGATGGTCAAATAATCACGGTTGACTCAACTATTGGGTGGCCTGAGAGAAATGGTACTATATTAATTAACGATGAAGAGCAAGTCCAGTATAAAGAGAAGTCACTTAACCAGTTTATCGAATGTACTCGCAGTAAAAATGGAATAGTCGAAGATTGGGACCCAGGTACGATTGTCCAGTCTGATATCTTTGTATATACTAACTTTGGCACACCTACCGAGTGTAAGATGAGAATTCTCGGTATTGCTGAGGCAGGTACAACAGTACTAAACGATACTGGGTCATATTACATAAAAGGTGATAAATTAAAGGTTGCTAATCTTGGGTCAACTGCTATTGACGAAAGATTGACTTCTTGGTTATATAACGTCAAAAAACTTATTCAAGTTACAGAAATCACCCCAGGTGGTGTTAATAACCAGACTGCAACTGTAGTTTGCGGTAATCCACATGGTTTACTTGTTTCTGACCAAGTTACGATATATGGTGCAAACCCTGTTGTGTATAATGGCACATTTACAGTAACTGCACGTCTAGATGACTTTTCATTCTCTTATCAGTTAAATGTCCCTACTGAAATTATACCTGAGGGAAATATTCTATTATCTGTTGACTTAAACAGAGGTAAGTCAGATGTAACCTCTATTAACAACGTTGTTAGTGAATTCACGACTAATATACAGAATGCCTTCTTCAATGACTCATATGTTTATGTTGCAGCGTCAGGATTACCCAACTACAAGATAGGACCGTTTACTGGGTCTGCCCTAATCCCAGGAAACCAAAGAAAGTTACTAAGATTCCCTAGAGTCGTCCAAACTATATCTGAGCGTCAAGATATCAATGCTAACAGTCCTATAGGTACATGGATAAACGGTGTATCTATCTGGGGTTACAAATCTGGCGATTTTGTGCAATTCGGACCTTTAACTCAGATTACTGTTGATAATGTGGGTGAAGGATACGATGCAGGGTCAAAACCAACTGTAGAAATTACTGGTGGTGGAGGCACAGGTGCTGCAGCAGAAGTTGTTGTTAATGGTAGTCTTACATCATTTGATGTTACTGCAGGAGGTAGTGGTTACACAGAATCACCTCTTGTATCGATTGTTGGTGGTAATGGTAGTGGTGCAACTGCACAAGCAGTTATTACTGGTGGTAGAGTTACTAGAATTCTAGTTGAGCAAGGTGGTAGCGGATATACAGCACAACCTAGTGTTTCTATTACAGGTGGTGGAGGTACAGGAGCAGAGGCAAATGCTAATGTTAGAGGTGTTATACAGTCTGTTAATATCACTAACTTTGGTAGTGGTTATACTTCACTTCCTAATGTAAGAGTTAACTCTGGTGAAGGTGCACTAGCACAAGCGATTGTTATCAATGGTAGAATCGTATCTATCGCTATTATTAACTCAGGTAGTGGTTATACAACTGCACCTACTGTTATTATTAACGGAGATGGATTTGGTGCGATTGCAAAAGCAACTATCGGCACAGTTGGTGAAGATAAAGGGCGTGTATTGGGAATTACTATTACAAACAGAGGTATAGGATATACACAGGGTAACACAACTATTAGATTAGAGGCAGTTGGTCAACTTGCAGAATTTACTCCAGAAGTTTTTAAATGGAATAAGAATTTAGAGTATGAATTAGCATCTAGATATGACAATGCAAAAGGATATGTATTTACTGGATATAACAACCAGTTTGGTGGTGAGTATGCACACCTATCTGACCCTAAAGAATTAAGATATGTTGTTGGTGATAATGTATTCTTGAATCCTGTTACACAACAATTCCAAGAATTAGAATCTAATTTCCAACACTCTCCAATCATAGGTTGGGCATTTGATGGTAACCCAATATACGGTCCTTATGCTTATATCGACCCAACTGACCAAAACAGTGGTATTAGAAGATTACGCACATCATACAAATTAAAAGAAAACGTTGTATATGATGAAGCAACTAACCCAAATCCTGCTAGAGTTGACGGACCTCTACTTTCTACTTACCCTGCAGGTACATTTGTTGCTGATTACTTCTATGACTTCCAGTCTGGTGACCTAGACAACTATAATGGGCGTTTTTGTAAAACACCTGAGTATCCTGATGGCACATATGCATATTTCATTACTATTGACGCATCAGACACTGGTGTGCCAGAATTCCCTTATATCTTAGGACCTCAGTTTAACTCACTTCCTGATAATTGGAATTTCGCTCAAACTGCAACACAAGAGAATATTCCAGATGGTGTTGTAAGATATAGAGACCCATATGTAAATGTTGATATTGATGTTGACCGTCAACCTAACCAAGAAGCAGATGTCCTTACAACTGAGATAGAAGGATATCCTATTATCTTTGAAATACAGGATAGTAATAATGACGGTATTATTGATGCTAATGAGCAACAAGAAATACTTGAGATGTCAGAAGAGGCAACTCTACAAATATATGATTACTTCCCAAGAGTATCTGCAGAATCTAGAGTTGACATTGAAGTTGAGACAACTACACAGTTTGAAGATGCACAGATAGACGGATTTGTTATTGAGAACCCAGGTGAGTCTTATCAGGTTAATGATACTGTATTCTTTGATGATACTGACACTGGTGGATTTGGTGCATCTGCAATTATCGAATCTGTTAAAGGTAATACTGTTATGCAGTATGTTAAGGAGATGATTGGTGACCGTCCATATGGTGTTATTACAACTGATATCGGTCATGAGTTACGTGTAGAAGATGAAATTATTGTTAACTCAACACCAGTTATCGATAATACCAATAAACTATTCAAAGTAAAAGTTGTTGCGGGTATTGAATCATTAACTGTTACACAATCAGGTACAGGATACAATGCTGACATACCTCCTACATTTGAATTGATTACTGCATCTGGTCAAGATGCTCAGTTACAGATTAATTTACTTAACACTGGTAATGTTAATACTGTTGATATTATCAACTCTGGTAATGGATATGATACTGCTAATCCTCCACAAATCCGTATCTCACATCCTCAGCAATTTAAGAAAACTCGTTACTGGATAGCAGAGTATCTTGAAGCACAGGGTAAAGTTGTTGTCAATGACATTCATACTACAGATGAGCGTTTTACATATATCTGTGGTACTATCATTGAGACAGATGCAGACCAGTCTGGTTTCCTTGCTAAGTTTGATGACTTAGGACAGAGAGTTTGGGAGAGATATTACATCCCACAAAACCAGAATCAGAAGAAAGCTGAATTCATATCATTAAAGGTAGACTCCTCACAAGAAAACGACGTCATTTATGTTACAGGCCAAACATATGACCCCAATAATGCAGTCTACAACCCAGACATCTGGTTAGCAAAATTTGAGTCTGGATTCAATAATGCTAATGAGCCAGATGGTATTTTACAATGGCAGAAAGCAATAGCGGGTATATCTGGTAGCACAAGAAGAGATTATATTACTACCATATGTCTTGACCAAGAGAATCGTATTTACATTGGTGGTTATACTGATTCTAACTCACCTGACCCTAATGACATTTGGGTTATTCAGTGTGATATAGATGGTAACTTAGTAGAGAAACGTAAGATTGCATCTGAAGATGGCTCAGAGGCAATGCATCAGATTATGTGGG